GCGGTCAAGCACTTCTGCCTCACGCACTTCACATTCCCAGCATGGGTTTACTGGCTTACTCATGACTTATTCACTCCTTTGCATCTAAAGCACTCCCAAATCACATCGTCAATACCAAGACTTTGTTCATATTTGGTAGCCAAGTTAGTCTTAATCATCTCTGACTCTGCTCTTGGTTCGTTGCATGAATCACAGACTTCAATCTTCTCGGTGTGCATTGGCTGTGGGTCGCCTAAGTAAATAATCGTTCCGTCTGGGCGGTGTATCTCTAAATATCCCATTATAGTTCTCCATTCTGAACGCGTGGCTTCTGCTTTACCCAGCGTCCGCTCTTATCTATTTCCATCCATTGAACCCAAGTACATTTGTTAGGCCATGTTTGTGGGCAATCATATTTTTTCCATGCTTTTCCGCGAGTATTTCCGGTCTTTGGTAGGCCAGCGACATTGTGAGTAGGACACATAGGAACCTGCTCTGGTGTTACATTGTCATTTAATGCAGCCACAGCTTCACTTATTGGCAATGGCATTGGCTTTTCTTGAATAGTCCAAGCATCCACCGGATTTTCTACTTGTACTGATTCTTTTACGAAGTTTTCTATTTTCTTTTCGAACTTGTTAGGTTGGTATTTGGCTTCCGCTGCTCTGGCCACGCCCTCTTTATGAGCTGTGCGCTCTGCACCTTTGAGTAAAAGAATCGCTCTACCAATCGCAGAGGTAGCAATATCCTCGCCATAGAAGCGAGCCATATTTCGATTATATTCTTCCTGTTTGCCCCTAGCGATATTTTGAACCGCTGGCTTTGTATCGGCTGCATCCCTGAAAATGCTCGCCATGATTACCATTCGCTCTTGCTGAGGATTATCTGAAATTACTTCTAATTCGATTCTACCCATCGGGTAATTGTCTTGAAACCAACGATTGAGGGTTGCTACGTCCTCATAATCTTCTAAATTGAAACCCATTTATTCGACCTCTTTCATTTTCATTAGTGCAGCTGCTTCTGCAAGGTAGCAGATGGCATCCAAATAATTGTCCAAATGGTCAGGACTGTTGATGATCCTTGCGAGCTTGACTGCGACCATGTCCAGACACCAGCCCTCGGGTGTTCGTCGGTCTTCATGGATAAGCTGCTGGATACTCGCAGTTCGTATCGCTGTAACGTGAAAGTCGTCGTAGCGCGCTTCACGCTGGAGCAAGATGTCGTGAGCTTCATTAAGAACGTCATTAGCGTTCACTCTTACCCACCTGCTTGCCGATGTTAAAGCCCATTCGGTAGGTGCGAACCTGAGCGTCTTGCTTCTCCCAGCGACCTAAAGCGAAGCCAGTAACCAGCGAAATAAAACTCATTCCGAAGACTATTGCGTCTGTGTGTATCTGCATAATTTCCTCTCTTTGTGCTATCTGCACATGAGTAGGGTGGCAAAAGGTGGCAAAATGCGCCAATTAGATTTCGGCGTGTCTTATAACGATTTCGTTATCTATAAACCTTGCCGTAAATGGTAAATGATCCGTCAGAATTAACTGGAACAGGAATAGGTGTGATTTGCTTATCATAGACTTCGATGATGCCAAAACCCATCTGCCAATTAGCGCTACCAGCCTTTAGATAGCCCGCTTTTTTGCTGTCCATAAGGTTACCTACCTCGAAGCCCCAAACTGTCTTAAAACGGCCTTTAAAGCCCGTAGAAACTCCTTGTAAGCCCAGTCTATGAGTGTGGCCGCATACAACAGACACACCAAACTTATTAGCCAAACCTGCTGCTGTGCCGCCAGCGTTACGATTGAGACTTCCTTCGTCTCCATGAACTAAGACCCAGTTTGGTAAGAATTCGAAGGGTTTGTTATGGAACTTGATTCCCAACTCATCGAAGCCCATGAACTTAGGGTAATTAAGCTCAGGTAATCCGAGCAGACTTGGCGCTCCGCGCAGCAAGGTGTGGTAGAGCCTGTCGGTGTGGTTTGAGCGCGTGACGTCAGTGACGCCCAAGTCCCAAAGAATGTCGCGGCAAGCTTCTCTATCAGCATCTAATTGACCCTCGTATTTTAGCGGTGTGCCTTTAGCCCACTTGCTTTGTGACTGCATATCTAGCTCGTCGCCGACGCATAAGACTTGGTCGAACTTCTCTTTACGAACTAACTTAGTTAAGTTCTTTACTGCCTTTTCATGGTGATAAGGAACTTGCAAATCACTAATTACAAGAATTCGCTTCTTAATCGTCGTCATCTTCCTCATAAGGCGAATGGTCTGGGTTTATCGGGTCGAAGTCTGGGACATCTGGAACGAACCAGTCAGGCCAGCCCATGCGATCTGTGCAGACTCCTAGAGCTTGGTCGGTAGGAAAGCCAGCACGTCGTAAAGCCAAATAGTATTCGCGGATTTGGATTGCATGAATTTCTAGCGGTGTGTAATCCTGTAATTCAACAGTCTTTACTTTGCGTTTCTTTGCCATAAGCGCTCGCTATCCACTCAGTTGCCTCTATCAGCCAGTAGATGCCGTTGGTGCGGCAGTCCCCGTCCGATAGAGCCATGTCTTATTGTCGGTCTAAGAGAATGTTATAAATCTCATCGACACGCGAATTAAGTCGTTTAATTTCGTTAAGCAGATGAGTAATGACGAAGCCAGCAAGCCCACCGATTACAGAGATGCTCGCTATCCAGATAGTCAGTAAGTCTTGAACGTTCATTTCTTCTTGGGAGTTGCGTAACCAAATACGCCAGCTAAGACTGCCATAAGGACAGAACGATAATCAGGTGAGAAGTTGCTACCAGCCCATGCAGCAAGGAATGCGCCTACTGTGAGAACGCTAGGGGATTTCATGTTCATTTATTTACTCCAGTTTGGTCGGACTATAACTCTAACGAGCGATATTGCACGAGCCTTTGTTGCGACCCCGTCGCCGTTAGTCTGCGACTGTGTGCCAGTGTTACCCTCGATGGTTCGAATGAGGTTGGGTTTAGTCGGATCATAATCGTAATTGAGAATGCCAACGTGGTCGGCTTTTCCTGTTCGACTAAAATCAAATAGTACCAAGTCCCCTTTTTTAGCTTCCTTGGTTGGAACGATGCGATTATGCGCTCGTCCCCACGCCTCGATATGTGGGCAGTAGGCGGTATTAGGGATAGCCTTTTCTTCTTTCCCAAGAATAAAGCAAGCTCTAACAAAAGTAGCGCACCACGGCTGATGGTTAGCATGACCAGCAATAGCAGCAAACTTGTTATCGTTATTAGCACCCTCTTTATAGCCTACCTCTTTACGAGCGGCAGTGATTACGCCGCTTAGACTCATGCGAGTAGAAGCTTCGCCTCGTCCTCGGTGATGCCTAACTTAGCAAGAAGATCAGCCTTAGCAGTTGCCTTAGCACGTTCTTCCTCTGCCTTAGCCTCTTGCTCTGCTTCGAAAGCAGCCTGAGCCTTTGCGCGGTCAGCGATTTCTTCGGCAGTTAGTTCTACCTCTGAAACCTCGCCAGTTTCGCAATTTACGATGATTTTTGTATCTGCCATTGGTTTTCCTAACTGTTCTTAATGCCGTAAAGATAAGCGGTTGAGTATTGGACAAAATTAAATGTAGCAGCATCTATGGATAAAGAAGTTACAGCATTTGTCTTAGCCCAAAGTCCTGCAATTAAATTTGATGTAGCAGCAGTGGCATTATTTTCTGCCACTGTATCTGCGCTAAAAGATTTATTATTACTTCCTGCATAATTAGTAATGTAAATTTCTATATTGCTAAATGTAGAACTAGTAGCAGAAGCACCAGGGACACCACCAACATAAACAGAAGTAGCAGCACTATCACTAGAACTACTTGCAGCAGAACCACTACCCTGTAAATATCTGTCGCTGTAGTCTGCCGCAGATGAACTATTTATAGTTAAAAAACAATTATTGTTAACTGCACTTCTATCAGTTCTTGCACTTAAAACTAATTTTAAGTCTGTATAAGTTGCAGGAATAGAACTAAATGCAATAGAACTAGCGCCACCTGCGCCAACTGTTACGCTTGAAATAAGTGTGTATGTATTAGCCATTATGCCGCCGTAATTCCGTAAAGGGTTGCAGTTGTGCCAACCGAATGATTCCCAATTTGCTTAAATAATCTAATATTATTTATTGCTGCGTTTGAACGCCATAAATTTACTGTTGCGGTAGTGTTTAAAGATGCAGAATTATCTCTTATTAAAATAGTTTTATATATTGAAGTATTTGTATAACTCATAAAATCAAATAAAGTTATTTCCCATTCGCCAGTTGCAAGTGATCCTGTGCTTTGTGTGGCAAGCCCGCCTGTTTGATTACTATTTCTAGCACTAGAAGCGGCAGTTCCATTACCAATTAAAAAAGTTTGCGAATAATTTGAAGCACTGTCTACATTTATTTGAAAAGTGACATTTGATTGGTAAGTAGCATCAGTCGAGCGTGATTGTAAAATTACTCGTAAATCTGTGTAAGTGGCTGGAATAGATGCAAATTCAATATAACTAGTAGCAGTTCCAACCGTAGTAGTCGCTATCGGTGTATAAGTAGAAGCCATTAGCCTTTCACCCCATAAAGTGCGAATTGTGAGTATTGAGCAAAAGTGTGAGAACTTTCAGGTGTCAAAGTTACTGAAGTAACTGCCGCTGGAGTTGCATACCAAAGACCTGAACTTAATAAGACCTGACCTGAACCATTTTGATCGTTTCCAAATAAGGCTCTTGTGGTTTTATTTTTATTGGTATCGGTATAGTCCAAAATATCTATTACGCCAGCTCCATAAATGCTTGCAGTTGCATTTCCTCTTGGAACCGCTCCTGAAAGAAAAATTTGGGTTGTTGAACTTGCCGCTCCAGCAGCAGCAGTAGCGCCATCTCCAATAAGTCTATGCCAAGCATACGAAGCACTAGAGCCATTTAGGGTTATTGCAATATCATCTGAACCAGTTGAGGCGACTGTTGTTCTACCAATATAACGAATTTGAAGATGTTTGTAGGTGCTAGGAATACTGCTAAAGGTTACGCTAGAGCTTCCACCAGCGCCGACTGTTACAGTTGAAATAGACTCATAAGAGGTAGCAGCGCTGCCGCCAACGCCTAAAAGAGCGACTACGTTATTAAGCAACTGCGCCCACCACATACCAAGTATCGGTAGCGACCTTGATGCAAGCCGCGCTCTTGTATTGTGCAAGGGTAGGGCTAGCAGCGGTAGCGCCAGCTGAAAGCACTGTGGTCGTGCCAGAGGTAACTGCGGAGATCGTGCAGACTCCAGCGCCCTTATTAAGCACTGTTAGGACTGTGCCTACTGGGAACGCCACAGAAGCGTTTGTCGGGATCTTAAAGGCTACTGCTGTGGCCTTGTTCATAGAGGTTAAAACCTGATACTGGTCGTTTAAAACCGCTGTGTAGTCCGCTGTCTGATCTGCCGCCACGTTGAACGAGGTTAAGCCGTTATACATAGCAGCCGATAGAACGTCGCCTGTTGCTGCTGGAAATCCTGTTGCCATCTTTGCTCCTAGTAAGTCATAGCGCTAACTCCAATTATACCTTGTTGGGCGTTTCCTATGATGAAAGCGTCCACCAGCGGTTCGGAGAGCGTGAATGTCGTTTTCCACGAATTCGGGGTAATGTCGTGAGCGATACCCACGACTTGTAGGGTTTTGTCGATAGTGCTTCCGTCTTGTCCAACGTTGATAAATTGGACATTAGAGAAGTAATCGAAATCTAAAGCTGCGACGATGCCCGCCGCATAATCTGGAGTGGTTAAATCTAAGGTAAGCGAGTCAATACGAAGCGTAGTCTCGGCTCTAGTAGCCACATAGGCGCGAGCGATATTGAGAGCGTCTGCGTCAGTTTGGACTACCAAGTTATCATAGTTCACAGAGTGAGGGAAATACTTGCTTACAGAGGCGCTGTTAGAAGCGCTCTGGGCTGTTCCACCGACTCTAGTAATGGTTGCTTGGTTAATGATTAGTTTGTCGTCAAAGGCTGGCTGGAAATTGAAATAGGTGATACCAGTGCCGTCATTAGAGAACTTGGTAGGTGTAGCCGCGGCTGCGGACTCCACTGTCTGTCGGCTTAGGAATGTAGCGTTACCCGCTCCGTCAATATAGAACGCGCCTTGCTCGGAGAATTCACAATTCTGAATAGCGGCTAGGGAAGTTCTAAGGGTTGCTGGATCTGCTTGAACTGTGGTTGAACCAGCAGCGATAGATCGCATAGAGCTAGGGAATTGAACTTGGTCTAATATCTTGCCAATACGCTGACCAGTCGTTTGACCAGCAGTGCCGTCGGTTACTGTGGTGATACCAGCAAGGTTAAGCAAGCGGAACGCATCTGTGCAAACCAAATCAACGTAACCAATTTCTTGGTTCTTAGGATAGCTGTAATTGTAAGCAGTGATATAACCAGAAAATAAGAAGTAGCCTGAACCGCCGTAGTTAGCAGTAAAGCGAATTTTGCGGTTAGGGGTTAAATAACCATAGTAAGGGGAAGCGGTATTTTGTGGGTTCCAGTCGCCGTTCGGATCAACGATACGGAATGTAGCCTGTGCTGCTTGGAATTGTCCCTGCAATAAGTTATAACCGCCGCCGATAGTCGCTTTAACGCATTGGCTAGATACGTCCACAATTCTGTCGCCAGTAGAAGACGATGCCATTGTATTAACGCCGATGACGCCGTTCTTCGGATCTCCGATAATAAAGTTGCCGTAGCCAAAGGTAGCACCATCGGTAAAATAAACGACGAGGTTAGGGGTTATTGGATATGGTTGCGCCATTACCAGCTAAGCCCACCTGTGTTACGCACTAGGCGTGTGTTAATACCGTTAGCAGAAGCCTGCTGTGTGGCATCTGTGATTACGTCAATAAGTCCTGAAGTATTATCTACCACAGTAACAGTTACTGATTGCTGGCCGTAGCCACCTGTAGCGCTATAAAGGTTAGGGTTAGCGTTGCCAAATGAATACATATTTGGGCTATTAAATACTCCAGAGCTTGACTGTAAATTAGGGTTGCCAAAGCCGTAAGAATAAGGAGATTTGTAATCATAGACACCAGAACCCTGATAAAGGTTTGGGTTACTTGGCGGATAGACTGTGGTTACTGAAGTTCCACCGCCGCCAGTTGAAGTTGTGGTTGTGGTGGTGGTGGTTGAAGAACCAGCACTAGGGACTTTAGACAAAGCAGCAAGCATTTGGTTAATGTAATCTAAAGCACTCTTTAGGTTATCTAAATTAACCAACTTTAGATCTGTAGGAATTAACTTAGCTGCCGCTTGGATATTGGCAATAGTGCCGTTTTGAATACCTAGCGCTATGTTCTGCGCTTGGAACGCCCATACTCGCTTATAGTCTTCTTCTACGATAGCTGATAACTTCGTAGCTTCTTCTGCGTTGCCAGCGGCAATAGCGTCTTGAAGCGCTAATAAATCTTGTTTTAACTTGATGCGAGCATAATCTTCGGCGGTTTGCTTGTTTAGGGAAGCGGCCGCTAATTCAATTTTGTCTAAATCGAAAATGGATTCAGCGCGTTTGAGTTCTAGCGAAGCCTTATCTAGCGCTAGCTTGTCTTTAGCCTCTTTAGTCAAGCCTTTAGCAGTGGTTAATAATTGCTTGCCTTGAGTGTTTGCCTTTGCGGTAGCAGCGGCAATCTTGTTCATATCGCTTAGGAAGTTAGTTACAACCGATGGCTGGCTTTGTGAAACTTTCTTTTTTGCGCCTACACCAGCGAGAGCGTCAAGTATTGGCGATAGCGGAGAAATGAGAACTTTCAAAGCCCCAGCATTAGCGCCAGATACGCTA